TGGGTGTCAGCAAGATCTTTCCAATATTGGACACTGCGAAGAACAAAAGCATTAATGAATGCTAAGTCCTTCGGCAGTTCAGAATACCAAGAATGCATTAAGTGCGCTGTGTCCCACACCCAATTGTATAATATAATACTATGCCTAAGCATATAAGCAATATCATATTTACCATTCTGTGTGGCTTTTGGTGCAGGAAGTGCAGCAAACTTACGAATCCATAAAAGATTGAATAAAGAATCTGCAGGAATAACAATTGAATGAGTAGTAAGACTAGCGTCAGGCGCCACAAACAAAGCAGTGAAATTAATACAACGAATCGCAGTGTGTTCTTTAAATGTTTCAATATCCACTGCAATAATAAAGGCTGTTTTGTAGAGCTCATAGAATTTCTCAAAGTTAGATGGTGTACCCACGTCCCAACGAAATTCTGTAGGCTCTCGCCATTTTTGTGGTGAAGTCAGTTTTGAAATATATCGGGCGATGAGGAATCGTCCATAATTAACAGTGAACAATTGCTTAAGTTCGGGAATAAATACAATTTCAACTCCGTCCCGTTTGAACAAGGAACCGGAATAATCTTTAAGAGAAACAGTTGATTTAACATTTCCTTGTTGTGCGAGAAGTTTCTTAAGAATTTCTTTATTAGTCGATATAACTCCATTGATGTCTCTTTTCTTACAATAAAGAATTAATTCAGTAACTGTGTCAACTGGTTTAGTATAAACATAGCAAGAATGCCCACCGAAGTATGGCTTCAAGTGGGCAAGATAATTCTCATCGTTAACTGTGCCGAGGAACAGTTTATTGGACATTTTTACTCAGGAAGTACTTGAGAAGGCACTTGAGGGATTAATTCATATTGAGTTTGAAAGTGTTGATCTGCTAGAGCAAAGATTTGACCCCCAGAGGTTTTAATGATCCAATCACCTGGATTTACAAGGAAATTTAAAAATCGAATTGACCTGGTATCTGCTTCAATCTTAAATGAACCATCAAGAATTTTTGCAATTACCCACCTTGGAGGTAATTCTCTTGTAGCTCCATTAAAATCTTCTAATTGGTACGCATCAACTTGTTTATTTCTTAATTCATAATTCATTGTGAAGCTCCTAGATTATCTTAATTACAGTAACTCCATCTACTTCAAAAGTAGTGGAGACAATTACAACTCCTGAAACTGGACCAAGAATCTCTTGCAAGAAACTTTCAAAGTGTTCTGCTTTAAGGGAAATTGAGGGAGGCTCAAGTCCAAATAAAATTTTGTATGATTCTTTATACTGAGCTAAAGCTTCACGATATGTCATGACAAAACCTGGGAAGTTTCCCTCCCAGGTGTCCTTAGTTGATTAGTTATTCAAACGCAACTGACTTGATTTGCGTGTAGACTTGATCTTTATTATTCTTATTCGCACGAGCAGTCGTGGTGAATAAAGCCTCACAGTTTTGTGCCGCAGCCATGATTGCAGAAAGAGAAGAACCGTCAGGCAGTTTAAGACCTGAAGCCAAATCTTTCAACAAATTCTTGAGTGCTCCTTGTCCAAACTCATTACTGAGCTGGTACATAACTGTGGTTTCATCACCAGGATTCAGCGGTGCATCCACCTTATCGTCAGCTAATTCCTTTGTCTCAATTGCAGACAACTTTGCGTGGATTGTGACTTCCTTAGGCTTATTCTTTTCGGCGGGCTTGACTTTAGTTTCAAATGTCAATTTAGCCTTATGAACACCTGCGGGATATGGCTTGAATTCAGGAAGATCAGGAAGATCGTCAAGAGTTGCATCAAGCAGTGCGTCAACTTCGTTAGTCATAGTAAATGAGTCCTTAAAAGAAGATAAAGTTTATCTCTTAAATCATATAATGAGCCACTATTAATTACTTCATAATATCTATCTCCTTGTAAAACAGTAAAACCTTGTTCAGATCTATGAGTAGCTAATCCAGCTATTGAAGCAACTTCTGGTCGAATAATGTTAATTAATAAATTAACAGGTACAGAAAGAATCCAATCAGCTTCGTTTTGAAATCTTACATCACAAATAATCGCATAGTTATTATCTGTGGATCTGATTTCACATTCAAGCCTATGAATCCAAAAATTTTCTGCAATACTTGGAACAAGTTTTCCTACAATATCTCGTGTTGCTTCAGTACCTTCAAATTGAAGAATTGCTCTTGGTGTTACTCCCCAATCTGGATGAATTGTTTCTTTAAGTTCACTACCATGAAACCAAGTAAGTGGAATATAATATTTTGCAGAACAATATTGCTTCAAAGCATCTGCAAAATTTTGTTTATATGCTTTATGACTCCTATATTCTGATAACCAACCAATAATCAATGCTCCAGCAGTATCTTTACCTGAACCAGCTTTTCCAGATACTCCAATAATTGTTGTCATTTTTATCCTTTCTTAAGTAAATCTTTCAGTGTCATTTTAGCATTTTCTAGTTGAGCAGATTGAGTTGTTGTAGTTTCAGCCATAACTTCTTCATCTACAAGTTTCGTAGCTGGAATTAGACCAGAAAAGATTGGAATTAGTGACGGTTCAGCTAATTTCTCAATTTCAAAATCTGTTCTACTCTTTGTAAGAATAGTATTAGAATATGTACTCGCAGAATATGCTCTGTGTTTTTTATTTATCACATCTGTATATACTACGTGACTAAAAGCTTTTGCCACCTTAGTGGACATATCTTTTGAGCCAAAGGATGGAACAAGTTTAACTCTATTATCTTCCAAAGTTGCTTCAATTGCATGAAAGATAACTACAAGATTATATTTTGCAGCCTGCCATTCAGATGTGAAGAACTCAGTCCATTTACGAACTGCGCCCCAATCATCCCATTCAGGTTTATAATCAACATCATGCTCTTTTGTTGCATGAGCTAATGCTGATAGTGCAAGTTGAGAGCCTGTATCAAATACAACAATATCTCTATCAGACTCTAGTTTTGTAAAATCTAACTTTGTTCCTGGTTTACCTGATTTCTGACAGATTTTGCAGTCATAAATTCCATGAGTATTGCATATAAATCCACGACCCCGATTCTTAAAGAGTTTCAAAAGAGTATCACAGGCAGCGGGGAATACAGCAGAGTCTGGAATATCAATCAATTCAACATTTGGCCACCAAGCTCTTGGCAGTTTTAAAAGAATGTCTGCATCATTGTCTAATGTGAACCACCAAAGTTTATATTTCTCAGCAAGTTTTGATACAAGAGTTGATTTACCTGTACCAGAAAGTCCCATTACACAAACTCTAGTTGTGGATGAAGCTTCTTTATCTTCAAGATTCATCTTAGCACTCAAATGTTATATGTTCACGCCCAGTATCCATTTCACACTGAACACGTTCAGGAGCTTTTAAATAAGGATTACCAGTCTTTTTCATTTTCCATCTACTGTCAATACCCGTAGGATTAGTTGTATTAATTAATTCTTCAGCTTCTTCGTCGGTGCAACCTTTGAGGAAACATCCTTGACAATCAAGAAGATGTCTTTTAGTTACAATACACATACAGTTTTCCTAAGTTGTGCTTCAATAAGATCATGCATTGATACATTAATTTGATACTCAACTTTATCTTCATCAGTTTCTGGATTATATTTCGTGGCAAGATATCCAATATCCATCCCGCAAGTCTGATAATATTGACAAGGACGATAATAATCATAACAACTCTCACCCCGTTGAGGATAGAATTGTGCTTCATCATATTTTGTGACAAGATCACAATCAAAAATTACATCTTGAATCCAATGTGCACGTTGTAAGAATGATTTAGGAAAGAAGAAAGGAAATTCCTCCATCGTCGTGGAAGAATAACAAAGATACAGAACATCATACGAAGAAAGATCAGGGAATAAATGGTCTAGTACGATCGAATAACCAATAGCTTGTGCAGAGTTTTTATATTTCTCTGGTGCTTCGGTTCTGTTCTTTGTAGTTTTTCTTTCAAGAACACCGATTTTACCATTTACACGATTAATAAGAACTGCATCAACATGTCCACGATATCTGAATCCGTTTGGAAGGTTGATGCAAAATGAGAACTCTATAGCAGGTTTTCCTTGCCACTCCAGGATTACCCAGTCTTTTAAGAAACCTGCTTTTCTGGCGTGGTACAACTTCATTAAGCATGCAAGAGCACTGAAGAATGATTTCTTCGCCCTTTCGTCTTCCAGAAATATATCTAACGGATACTTTATATATACCTGCCAAAATATTTCCTTCAAATCATATTTATCTGTGAAGATTAATTGTGTTCCTAATCCTACAGCGTGTCCATAAGCGAACGTAATGCTTTCAATCGTTGAGTCTTCTGTTCTTCCCGCACGGAGTTTGTAGAGTTGGTATTTTCTTGGACAGGCATGGAGGAGATTGCTTGAGGAATAGGAAAGTTGTTTAAGCCTATAGTCAAGTTCACCGGGAACTTTAACATATGGTTCTTTGGCCGGCGCCGTAGGGATAACAACATTAAGGAATTCGTCTGCATCCAGCATATGATTTCTTTCTGAGCTTTAGGAGAAACCCAAGGTAAAGGATCTAGAAGAGATTCTAGCTCAACTCTACCTGCTGGATTTATGGACTCAATCAATTTGAGAAGCTCTATATAGAGTTCTTTCTCAATTGTACGATATTCATTATGGGAAAAATCGAATTCTGGATAATACCATGAAAGCCAATCCAGAAGTTCCCAACGATTCCACTGTAATTTCCACGCAAGAATTACAGATGCAGCTTCTTTAGAGATCATCGACGCCAAGATTCTTCAATTTTGCGCCGGTACTCTTAGCTTTTGTAATTGACTGAGTTATATAAGTATTAGTTTGACGCTCAAGGCCAGAAAAGACAATAGCAATTTCTTCTTCAGAAGCAAGAGTTACATTGTCTGGATCTTTGCGTAACGCTTCATGAATCTTCTTGAGAAGAATTGGGGTGTCTGGAAGACGCTCTTTAACAGATTTTTCTAGAAGAAGGATA